CAGCTCCAGCACCGGCTCCTGTACAGCCAACAGCTCCAGCACCGGCTCCTGTACAGCCAACAGCTCCAGCACAGGCTCCTGTACAGCCAACAGCTCCGCAGCCTGTAACGTTAAGTCCGGAGCAGTTGCAGCAGCTTATACAGGGTGTAGCTGTACAGACGACTTCCGGCACAATTGAAACACCGCCGAGTGCAGAAGACTCTCTACGGAAGTTATTCGAAAGTGTCGCCGGCACAGTTAACAAAAAGGAGGATTAACAAATGGCAAACTCTTGGAACGTAATCGATACTTACGCTCTCGTTACGGAAGCATACAAGCAGGCTACAGGCCGGAAAGATATTGCGGCTGTAGATACTACTTCTTTTGTAGCGATCGGGTCTATTTTGACTCAGACTCAGAACATGAAGGAGACAACTTTAGGCGTTATTTCTCAGATGGTTGTTAGAACTATCTACAATGACAGAGTAACCCGCCGCCGGTTGGATATTCTTCGCGCAGATGAGGAGCGCTGGGGAGGCGTTGTTCGTAAGTTAACAGAGCTTCCATTAGACCCGGAGGAGTCCGAGTCCTTTAATACGGATATTAATTCGAACCAGTTAGCAGACGGTAACTCCGTCGATATGTACAAGATCAGAAAGCCGAAGGTAATCGAGTTGAATTTCTGGGGACAGAAAATCTTAAAGACTCACATTACAAGATTTATGTATCAGCTGGACGCAGCTTTTACCTCTGAGGCCGAGATGGCGCGTTTTGTACGTTCTATGATGTTGCAGTTCTACAACGACATCACCAGAATTAACGACGCTAAGACTCGTTTAGTACTTCTGAATGCGATCGGCGGTATTTACAAGATGGGTAACGCTGTAGATTTGGCTGCTGGTTATAATGCCGAGTTTGGCACTAATCATTCCCGCCAGACATTGCTTACTACTTACTTAGAGGACTTCCTTAAGTATGTAGTATCTACAGTAAATATCTACTCCGATAATATGGAAGACTCTAGCGCATTGTATCATGCAAATCTTACAGGCTTGCCGGATATCTTGCGAGAGACCCCGAAGGAGTACCAGAGAATGCTGTTCTACAAGCCTTTCTTTACTAAGGCAAAGGCTACCGTTATGCCGACTATCTTTAACCCGGATGAGTTAAAGTTAGGCGAGTACTCTACTGTTAACTTCTGGCAGGATAAGAAGACTCCTACAGAGGTAAAAGTAAAGCCTACTTATCTCGATGTAGCTACCGGAGCAAGCAAGGATGCAGCCGATACTGTTGTATTTGATTATGTTCTCGGTATCCTGTACGATGTCGAATTTATGGGAGTCTTCCCTAAGTTCGAGTATGCTACTACAACACCATTGAACAGCAACGGCTTGTATTGGAATGAGTTCGTACATTGGAGCTTTAACAATTGGACAGACTTTACAGAGAACGCTGTTGTCTTCTACATTGGAGCTGGCGGAGATGATACTACACCAACTGGCGAAGTAGTCGATGATAACAACGGAGGCGAATAAGTCGCCATGTACCGGAAGGGCGGCAAACTACACCGCCCTTCTTTTTTATAGGAGGATAATATGTACAACGACGTAATTACAGCAATTTCTACAGTAGGTTTCCCGATTTTCGCATGCTGCGCGATGGGATTTGGCTTGTATAAGTTTATGATTATGCACCGCGAAGAAGTTAGCGAGCTGCGTGATACGATCGAGAAAAATACCGAGGCACTTATCCAGCTCGTTACGATTATCGATAGGAGGGGTAAAGATGAATAGAGAGGGACTTGCTTTACTTAAGTCTCTGGAGGGCTGTAGGCTAACTGCCTACAAGCTCTCTAATGAGAAGTATTACACTATCGGCTATGGCCATTATGGCGCGGACGTCAAGAAGGGGCAGACAATCACCCAGGCGGAAGCCGAGGCTTTGTTTCTTAAGGATTTGGAGAAGTTCGAGAAGCATGTCGATAATGTAGCCGTTAAGAAGTTCGGAGCGCTTACGCCTAACCAGCACGCAGCTCTCACTTCCTATTGTTATAACAGAGGCCTAGGCGGATTAAAGGAGCTTATTAGTAACTCTAGCACAATCGAAGAGGTAGCTAGAAACTTTCCTGTTTACTGGGGAAGCAATACTACATATAAAAATGCTCTTATTAATCGCCGTAAGAAGGAACAGGCGCTTTTTATATCTGCTCCAAGTCCAGACGTCTACTACCCAAGATATGGAGGCAGCTCTAATTTGCTGGACACAATTTTTAAGGCAATCGGTGCCCCGTACGGCAATGTAGCCAAGAGGAAGCCAGTAGCTCAGGCTAACGGGCTTTTAGGATATTCCGGAACCTATTCCCAGAATATCACTCTTATTAAGTTAGCAAAGGCGGGGACGCTGCGGAGGGCTTAATATGCAGGTTTACTTATATAGCGGATTTTCTAAGAGACTGGATGAGACAAAGCGTCCGGACTTAGAACACCCGACAAAAATTACAGACATTCTATTTAAGAGAATGACATCCTATAAGAATCCGGTTTACACTCTGGCTAGCGATACTTATCCGGCTTATAATTACGCATACTTTCCGGCTGTAGGCCGTTACTATTTTGTTAAGGGAGCTTCCCAGCAAAATCGTAATATGTATGAGTTAGAGTTAGAGCTGGACACTTTAGCATTGTGTAAAGATCACATAGGAGCTTATACTTGCTATATCGAGAGAACGAGCGACAGCCGTTATTATAATGTAGACTTGCCTGATAATTTTGTAAGCGTCGAAGATCGCGTAGAGCATACTGATACAGCAGTAACGCCGCTATTCGCTAGCCCTAACGGTTGCTATGTTGCTCGAATTGTAGGTAAAGATGCTTCTGGAGTTGCAACCTATGTATTTGCTACTCTGGGAGAGATCGGGCAAATATTTAATCCGGTATATGCTCAGTACTTCCAGAGCGGAGACTGGAGCGGGCTTAATATCGGCGACTTTATACAGGCGTTTCTCTGTGACCCTAGTAAGTATCTGATGGGAGTCTACTACTCTCCTCTATCCAGCGGCGACTATACCGGGTATGGAGAGAGTGAGACGGTTAATGTAGGATTTTATCCGACGAATGTAGCCGGCTATCGAATTACAACGCCGTTATGGAGGGGCGGAGGCTCTGGAGCTATCACCCTCAATAAGCCGTCTTCTATTTATAACGATTTTAGAGGAAGTGACCCTGCATTTTCTCAATACGTGCTGTATTTGCCAGCAGTCGGAACCGTCAATATTGCGCCGGAGATCATGGAAGGCACGCTAACGCTGCGCTATGTAATTGATTTATTGACAGGAGACATCTTTTACAGACTCTACTCCTCTACTACTGGCCTCGTTGCTACTTATACCGGTAACTGCTATGCGTCGTTGCAGATTGGCAAGGGAGACGTAAGCGGAGGGCTTAACTTCTTATCTAATGCTGTAGGAGGATTAACAGCAGCAGCAACCGGTAACGTGACCGGAGCTCTTAAGAATAACATCGACGCGGTTAAGAATTTGATTACACCGACGCCTTCTATTAATGGAAGCCAGTCCGGTGTAGCAATGCTGCGAGATTATCCGGACGTTGTAATTTCCGTATTGCAGAAGTCTAGCGGGGCTTTCCCGACTGACCAGGCCGGCCGGCCATGCTGCAAGAATTTAACTATCGGAAACTTATCCGGATATGTGAAATGTGGCGCGCCGTCTATTTCTTTACCGTATGAGTCCGATGTTATCCGGCAAGTTAACGAACACCTAGCAAACGGATTCTATTATACTTAAGGAGGTGCGTATGTTAAATACACCTATTACATACAGAGAACAGGAGCTCGCGGATTTCTTCGGGCTACAGCCTACAGAGGTACACGGCTCCTTGAATGTAAGCACGAATTACTACGATCGAATTCTGCTTAATATCATCTACTCTCTTTTTAAAATCGGGATTCCTACAGAGGGGCTTGCTATGAAAATCCCGCGTAACTATCTGAGATATTGGCTGTATATCTGGGGAACCTATGCAACCATTTACACCAAGAAGTTCGGCTGGATTATTAATCCATATACCGTTAGCGAGTTTGATTTATACTACCAGCCGCGCCAGATCGTTGTGACGAATCGATTTCTTGATAGCGAGAAAGTCGGTATCGTTGGCATTAATTGCGAGATTACTAAGATTTTCGATGATTATAGGGGAGTTCTTCCTATTATAAAGCAATACTCTTCTAGCTTAGCAGCTTGCGATAAAGCTATTCAAGTTAATCTTATGTTTACCGGACGCGGCAAGATCGTAGGCGTTCCGGATAAGAAAGCCGGCGACACAATCAAGGAGGCCTTCGCTAAGACTACAGACGGGACTCCGGTTGTAACGATCGGTAAAGATGTTCTGGGAGATGATATGAAGCTCTCGGACTTGGTTGTTGACTTCTCTACAGACTTTGTAGCGGATAAGGTGCACGAGCTTAAGCGCTCTATCATGAACGACTTTCTTACTACGATCGGTATTAATAACGCGAACATTAACAAGCGCGAGCGTCTTAATACAGATGAGGTAAACGCTAACAACGATGAGGTTGAGACAATCAAATCTATCATGCTGGAGAATATCAAGGAGAGCTTCGAGAAGACGAACGAGCTTACAGGGCTTAATTTTACAGTAGAGGAACGGTTTAATTCTTCCTATGTAGATGCCCTTGTAGAGCAGGCCGTAGGAGGTGAGTCGAATGAGTAGAATTACACTCTGGGGGTTTTATAACTTCACCGATAAAACTCTTTTTGATTCTGCCGCTATGCCGGAAGGAATCAACCGCCAGGAGCTTATAGATTTGATTATGATCGAATGCGGCGACTTGTATCCTTACTACCAGCAGCCAACTTATCTGCAAATGCAAATTGACAACTTCTTTAAGCGTAAGAAGGTTAATTTTGATAAGATGATTGCTGCGCTTAATTCAGAATATGACCCGCTAGAGAACTATGACCGGAAGGAAGACTGGAGCGATACCTTCGAGGAGCATGTAGAAGGGGAAGCGAATGATGAAACTTCTAGCGATTCTGACGGCACCAGTACTTCCAAAATCTCCGCCATGGATTCTAACATCTTAGTAGATGATACGCAGGGCATATCTCATAATGAAGGAACTAGCAAGGCGAAGACTACGAACGCCGCCGATCGTAATAACGAGGCCATCCATACAGGCCGCGTGCATGGTAACATAGGCGTTACTACTTCCATGCAGCTAATTAAAGAGGAGCTGGAGCTTCGAAAGTTCGACATTATGGAACAAATCGTGCGAGCTTTCGAGAAAGATGTTATAATTCAAATATATTAGAAAGGAGGCTTATATGGCTTATAATCACGAGTGGCCTTATGCAGACCCGAATAGGGCTAATACTGACTGGGAGATCATGTCGGTTAAGCAATTCAAAGCATTCTTAGAAGATTTTATCAAGAATTTCGGCGGAGCTTATGAGGAGCTAACGAAAATCTTGGAAGATCTGGAGCGGGGAGTATTCCCTCCAGTTATCGAGAAGGCTTTCGAAAACTGGATGAAAGAACACGCTAACGAGTTAGTAGGAGGCATGGTAAAAAATGTCTTCTTCGAAATCACAGACGACGGCTACTTTGTCGCAAACATTCCGGAGAGCTGGCAGGAGGTCGAGTTCAATACTACCGGTCTCGATATTGCTGTAGAATTACAGCCGGAATATGGTCATTTGATTTTGTCTTATTAAAGGAGGTTATTATGGCAAACAAGCAATATATTGGAGCTAGATATGTTCCGCTTATCTGCGGCGAATGGGATGCAAATAAGGTTTACGAGCCTCTTAGCGTTGTCCTATATCTTAATTCCTCTTACACTTCTAAAAAGGAAGTTCCGGCAGGCACACTTCCAACAAATACAGATTACTGGGCTATGACCGGAAACTATAACGCTTTAATCGGGCAGCTGTCCGAGCGTATCGACGGAGTTGCCGGAGACGTTTCCGCTTTAGATGATAGAGTAGAGGCGCTGGAGAATATCACAAGCGGTAATTATATCGTATGCGTGGGAGACTCTTACGGCGTTCTCACTGACCGCCCTTGGCCGTCTGTATTGCAGACACTAACTGGCCTCGATAACGATCATTTTAAGAATGTATGCGTAAGCGGCGGCGGTATTGTAGGAAATGCCGGAAGCGCTGGCTACTATATTACCCAGTTACAGAGCGCTAGCATCACTAATAAGGATACTGTAACAGATATCATTATAGCGGGCGGATTTAACGACGCTTACACTACGAACTACTTAGGAGGTATTAGCGAGGAGCAGGTAGCTAACGGCTTTAATACTATTAAGAATTATGTAGCGGAGCATTATCCAAATGCTAGGGTACACGTTGGATTCTTGGGCTATGCCAGCGATCAGGGCACAAACATGGAGAACGCAAGCGCAGCCCGCAAGAATTGCGCAAAAATGGCGGAGTATTATAAGTATTACGCTATTGCAAACGGCTTTTCTTATATGAACGGAGTCGAAAACGTGCTGCATAGAAATGCCCTTTTCGATGAGACTTTCGCTGTATATGACGCCATTTTCCATCCTAGCATCTCCGGCAATCGGCATATTGCTAATGCAATTTATAATTGCTTACATACCGGCTCCTGCGACGTCAACTATTCCTCTGACGTTTCCATGACTCCGGAAGCTGGCCTTACAATTAAGGCGTTTCAAAGTGTAGGACACGAAATCCCTTTAAAAATCCGAAACGTTTATAACAATGGATTTTCTAAAGAAGTGATTGGTGTAGGCGCGCAGTTTGTGCAAATTAGTGGTCTTTCTGTTGTATCTACTACTAACGACGCTATTCTTATCGGAGAAACTAACGGCGATTCCTGCGTATTCCCTAGCGGCGCAGAGGCAACTGCTAGATATACGGCTCTGGGATCTATTATCACATCCGCAGGCGGCCACTTCACGCCTATTCAGGTACTAAGACAGGGAAAGCTTATTTTCCTATTAGTAGCGGTGCCGGCTGGTGAGACTATAACAACGGTTGCATTTTATCCATCTGCTATTACCGGAACTATCGGCGATATGTAAAGCAGCCTAAGCAAATAAAGAACCCCTAGAGAGTAATTCTCTAGGGGTTTGTTTACCTATCGGGTAATGAGACTAGCGATCTCGCGCCCAGAGCTTCCGGCTCTTGCTATCGCTCGCGAGGAGAGGGGCACCCGATCTATGGCACTTCTATTATATTATCTATTCGCGATAATATCAAGCACCATCGCCTTGAGCTCGTAGCTCTCAAATATCAGATCGCCGGCGATGTACTTCGAATATAATTTCGCGCCATGCGCCTTCTTAAAGGCGACTCTCTCATGATCTTTATCGATTTGGTAGCAGTCCGTATATTTTGCCGGAGCGTATGAGGTGTAAATCTCGCGGCCTCCCTTCCTTATATAAAAGGTAGCTTCTACATCCTGGGAGACAATAGAGCACATAGGCCGGTAGTCCTGAAGCTTTCTATATTCTACCAAGCTAAAATCATCGTAGGCGAATTTGTTCGTCAATGCCATCTCCGCATACTTGGTTCCAGAAGTGAGGCGGTAGAGCGCCGTCTTCTTCTTTTGCTCCTCGAATATTGGAGAGTTCTTAAGTAGATGGACAGCAAGCCCGCGCTTCTTATAATATTTGTCTGTTATGCCTTTACGCTGCATTTTCTCAACGTCCGCGACAATGCCTAAGCCCTTAAACATATCATTATAAATATTGTTAGAGTTAGCCAGTCCCCAGAAGCGGAGCGGCGGGCGGCCTTCTAGCTCCCTGTTTCGGTTAATGGTCTCGTATCCATTAAACATAGCCTCTGCCATATCCGACATGCCGCGCTTATGCTTCTCTGGGACAAACTCATCCAGAATCCAATCCGTTACGTCATCGAAGTCTTGGCCTCGAATATCTGCAACACCATACAGCGGGGCGCTGTATCCAATAGGCGCGCCTATGCAGCGAAGTTTCCCATCGTCGCAGACTTCTCTGTTATAGATACCCGCTAGGGACTCATTGATTTTTTGCAGCCCGTAGTTAGTCCCGTTATTCTTGTTGTACTTCTTAAATGGATTAGCGCCTTCTACACCTTTTCTATCTAGCAATATCTTCCATTCCTTATCAGTAACTCGAGAATACATGAAAGACTCTACATCCTCCTCCTCTACAGCTCCTCCGATGCCGCCGTATGTTTTACCGTCGCCTCGAGAGCCTATGAACAGCTGGAAGGGGTAGGCAGGGTCTTTATATTCGTATATATACACGTAAAGCTCGTTATCTTTCGTAGCCATTTATAAATCCTCCAATCTAGAATAATCAATGTCGTCGTATAATGCGATTAGCTGGCCGTATTCATTCGTGATGCCTACTGTATAGGTAGAGTCAACAATAGCAACGTTAGAAGCTGTGAGGATTTCTTCGCCTCCTACCTCTATCGTATGGATCGGCTCGTCATTATAATAGAGCTCTTTGCCTCCAGCTTCTCCGGAAAATATAAAGCCGTTCTTTAAGTTGTCTACCTTCTTTAGTTCTTTCGGTGCAGCCTTCTTACCTACGCCCGATATCGTAACATGCAGGCCTTCTTCGTCCCTGTAGGCGTACTTCTTCGCGCCGAGCGTCTTAAACTCCTTATAGGGCGCGTCGGGCGTCTCCTTCTCGCACAGGCCTAAATACTTCTTCTTGCCGTGGCAGTCTACAACTAGACCCATGTTCTCGGCCTTCTGCATTAAACGAGCGTTGAGCTCCTTTATCGGAGTCTCATCCTCTATAATGCACTTACTCGAGTCCGTGTCCCAGTACACAACAAAATTGCCAGCGGTGCTGGTTGCCTTTAATAAATCATCTAGCTCTTTCCGTCCCCATGCCGTAACCCATACACCAACAGCGTACACCATAAAGGAATTCCAAGACGTATTATATTTATGTAAGGCCTCCGCAATGTCGGCAGGCTGCTCCGGCTTCCAGTTCATATCCTCATCCAACTCGAATACACTTCTAACAGGGTCAGTATAAGCCATGCCAAAAATACCGTTGAGCTGATTCTTGAACTTGCCTTTTCTATACTTATTATCCTCGGTAGGATCCAGCTCCTCCAGATACTCAAGCTCGCACTTCTGGGTAAACCATTCGAACACTACTTTTCTTAGGCACTCCGGAAGGAGGGCATACTTGGCATAGTGAAAATCCCAGACGATCATGTTATCCCATCGGTAATTTTCTTCTATGATTTTATAGTCAATGTCCGTGATAGTCATTTCAAAATATCCGACGCTTTCGTCGGATACGGTAGAGAGTACGCGTCCATTATCATATGTAAAATGCCCTTTTGCGTTCCTGATCTTGGAGGCCGGGATGTACGTCCGGCTTATGTCGTTCTTCACTTCCAAATTAATAAAAGCTACACGGAATAAACAAGCGTAATCTTTTATCAAAGCATTAAACTCGCTACGGTACTCGATTTTACCATAGGGCATTAGCTTAGTAGCTGGGAAGTTCTGGCTACACATCTGCCAAGGATATGATGATTTTTTATCATAGGAGTCTACGCAATCCTCCAGCAGCTTGCCGGAGAATATTCTGTGCGCGTGTGTGTCGCCTCCTCGGCCGGCCTCTTTTAATAGAACATATACAGACTCGGTGACTAGGTTCCTCCAGAAGTACTTCCGGTAGTTCGGGTCTGCCTTTGTCGCATTTCTAACGCTTCTCCGGACAAACCCGGTAGACGTACACGGCAGGCTCCTAAGATTATCATCGTTATTAATTAGAACGTTCCTATAATATTCATATAAGCTCTGCACGTCGGACATCGCGTAAGAGAACTCGATCTGGTTAAGGTGCGTCTTAGGCGTCCGAAACTTCTTATAGTCGAGGTCTCCCGCTCTCTTAATATGCACAACTCCCTTCTCAAACTTCACCGCCTTATCCAGCGTCATGTTCGATAGTCTATAGGTACATCGAAATTCTAGCCCATTGCCGCAGGTAAACTTAATGGGCTTACGCTTATCCGTGGCGAATACCTCGACGCCTCCAAAAAATTCATTACAGAACTCCTTCGCGAACTGCATTTCGAAGGCTAGATTATGGACTGGAATAACAAGCCGCTTCTCCGGAGATACTTCCAGATACTCGCAGAGCTGGTGCATAAAGTCTATCCATTCCATCCAAGTACGGCCGTACACAAGCACGTTATCTATACACATGCCCCAGAAGTACATAAAACCATAAGGGCGCTCTACGCCCTCAACTACGCTAGTTGTTTCTATATCAAATGTAGCTATGTTTTGCAAATAGTCGAATTTCTTTTTATTCCGCCCTCCTACGAGTAAACCGCCGGAGAGCTTATTAAATGGAAATTCGCTCGTTTCATACGCTCTCTTTAGCTCCTTGCTTCCGTCGCGCTTAAGAAGCACAACGACGCGGCTCATAACAATCGCCCGTTATGCTGCTCGGCAAGTCTCTCGAGCGTCTTGCGGGTAGCTTTTTTCTTTAATCGTCCGAAGATGTCCTTCTCTGAAACTCCTTCTAGAGCCTTGCTACGCTGCTCCATGTCCATCTCCTTTAGTTCGTCAAATGCAGCCTGTATTTTATCCGCGTCAAGACCAGCCTCCCTAAACTGGGAGTAGATGTCTATGATCTCCTCAGATGTAAACTGATTCAATGTAAAATATTCGTAGGCATTTGAATTAAGGAAGTCATAGAACTTATCCGACTCCGCCGCCTCTATGCTTACGCCCTGCGCTTCTAGCGTTTCTATTCTCTTCCGCTCTATGGCCTTATTACCGCCAACAGTAGAAGACTTAGAAGCAAGAAAGCGCTGGAGCTCTAAGATGTCCCGCTTAATTCTATACATATCGTAGGCGGTCTTCCCTGTCTCCTCATTGATTGTCTTGGTGTAGTTTGGGGACTCGCTAAAACGATACTTGCCGCCGGCATTGTCTCTGGTAGTCTTCAGATACTCCATAGCGATATCGTAGGCGCCTGCTCTGTAAGGCTTGCCAGTTACAGGAGACTCGGAGCGCTCCAAGCGGACTAAATTCTGATTAGCACGCTTGGCATACTTCACGCGCAAATCAATAAGTTCCTTTTGGGACATCCTGCGCATTTGTGCATACGTATAATTAGTAACTTTAGCTTTTGGCATAAGTCAGGCCTCCTTCTATTAGAAGATAGATGTATATTGTCTCCTGGAGTTCGTGCACTCGAAGCGCTCGCTCTCTGAATGGGCTAGGCGCTTATTAAGAGTGTCGATTGTGTCTAGTAGAGTTTGCAGCTGCTCCAGCACTCCTTCACTATAGCCAAGACGGAGATACTCCTGGGCAAATCGCGCCCGATCGGCTACGCTGTAATTGTTCGGAGTCTTAATTTGCTCCAGTGTTGGATTCATTATCAATTGTCTCATTGTCTTTACCTCCCTCTGCTAAGCCCTGCATGAGTATGTCGCCTACTTCCTTATCGATAGCGTAACGGGTCTCGATAAGGTTAATGATATAACCGGATCGGCTGGAAGCTCCGTCCTGTTTGATTAAATAATCCAGCTTCTGTAACCATGATGCGGTCACTCTGATGTGCAAATTAGATGTTTTCATTATTATCCTCCTTATGCTGGCGCTTTTCTTTAGCGTCAGAGATCTTATTTAGAATTGTTACGATGATATCTGCTAGGACTAGAAGGCCTATGACTAGAGCTACTAGGACGGCTCCCAGTAGCCAGAGTATATCCTGCATTTGATAGACTAACATGACAACCTCCTTCTTGTAGGCTGCTCTCGATACTCGGAGCAACTAACATTGATAGTTATAACAGATGAGTTTGTTATTCGTATATCATCTTTAATAGTGTTTATGGCAGTCGACAAATCTTCTTTAAGGCCGCAAACTTTACTATGCTCGCAGCTGTCACATGGTTTCTCAAATTTCATAAGCATCCCTCCTAATACTCCAGCATTATTAAAATTTCTGGATTATCGCATTTGTTTACGCTAGTCCCTATCTGATCTATACGCCTCTCGTCGTACATAATCGGCATGTGCCGCGCCTCTCCGGTGTAAACTATTTCAATCGGATGTAGAGGCTCGCGGTACATCGGCCGGACTATTTCAACGTAAGTGCTGGGGCTTAGCGCCTTCCTTAATTGCACTAGTAACATAGTATCACCTCCTTAGCAGATTGTTATATAAACGCTGTCGCCGGAATAAGTGTATGTAAGGAGTTCACCGTTCTCGCCGATAGTTGTTATAACGATCATATCGTCAGTATATACTACGTTGATAACGTTCTCCAATGTATAACGTGTATTGTGCTTCCTTACTGTAACGATTGCCTTGTTCATGCTTTACCTCCTAAATTAACTCTATACAAACATTATTGTAACCGCGCTTCTGAAATTCCCAAGAAATCTCTTCTGCATCCTTGAAACTGTAGCCCTCGCCAAAATTATTGATCTCGCCAGTAACTACCTTACCCTTGTTTACATAATCAAAAGTAACTTTATACATAAGTCCCTCCTTCCGGCTGCTGCCTATACTCTAATTATAACTATGTGTTAACAAATGTCAACACAACTAGAT